AAGTCCTTGTTGCTGTACCACTCCCTTGCCTCGGTCACTCACACCACTCCTCCCCATAAAAATAGCCGCCCCTCGGACGGCGGTTGTTCTATTCCTCCCTTTCTAGTAAAATATTGTCAAAGGAGGTTTTAAATTATGAGAAAATTAGTATCACTGATGTTAAGTATAGCGTTACTGTTGACGATGGCAGCCCCTGCGATGGCTGGTTATACTGCTATAGAAAACCTTAGAACATCGGGCAAAATGAGCGATGAATTTGTAAGCTCTATTCATGTAAACTTATTAAGTGTTCCTCAAGGTTCCGTGACTGCTTATGTTTATGAGGGCATAAATCAAACCCTGTCTACCTCAAATTTTGAAGTCAAGGAACAGGAACGGTTAACTGCTAAAAGTAAACTACACACATTCTTTTTTATAATTGGTGAAGAATACGGGCCAGATACTATAATGGGTGTTGACGGCGAAGCACAAGACCAAAGCGTAATAGGCTATGTATACGGCCCACAAAAAACAGAGGCCATAAACTCCTTCATTTCAGGAGTTGTAGAGTGTTTGGGTAATCCTCAAATCACCCAAAAACCTCGTTCTTCTGGAAGCAATGACTCTTCATCAAAAACCATTATTGAACCCGTTGATAACCCCGACGAATGGGTAACAAAATACTATCCTAAAGCGACATTTACCGTCTCAAGTACAACATATACAGTCGATAACCAAACCTTAGAAATGGATTCTACTCCCTACATTGCTAATGATCGTACCTATGTCCCTGTCCGTTACCTCGCTTACTCGCTAGGGGTAACAGAGGACGATGTTACATGGGATGGTAATGCCAGAAGAGTTGGCATTTCCAAAGACAACACTATTATTGCGTTGATTATCGGCAGTCCTTACATGTACGTGAACCAAAAGCCTATAAAAATGGACGTAGCTCCCGAAATCACAAGCGGCCGAACCTTCCTACCTGCCCGTTGGGTGGCAGAAGCGTTAGGCGCAGAAGTTGAGTGGGATGACACTTCCAAGCAAGCGATTATTAAGATGCCCATAGAAGAAGAACAGGAGGATTAAACCCCTGTTTCTTCCTCTGGCACAACTTCTTCGGGCGGTAAAGTTTCTAACAAAGCAAAGAGTCTGGCTTGTTCGTCCAGGCTCTTATTTTTTTGGAGTATGAGTCCTTCTATATTTCGGTCTGCATTAGCTATTCTAATGTCTTCAATTTCGATACGCTCCAATATTTCTTCTCTGGTCATGCTCATTTAATTAACCACCTCCATAAGACGTATTCCTGCATAATTTATTCTTGTAGCAGATAAACTCCATGTAAATTCTGCTCCCGTATTCGTACCGTTTTTCTTTTCCTTTACTATAAAATAATCATCTCCGATTTCAGCTACATAAATATCAACATCAGCATAAGGGGTTAAATGTATATGCCATTTACTATGTTCTGTATGGGGTTCTATACATTCCATGAAAATAGGGTCAATATCTATTTTACAAAAACCATTTTCCAAAGTTCCAAAACCTTCATCGACATATTTCTGCTCGGGACTTTCTCTAACCGCCAACCCTCTAATGCCATAGTTTTCGGTATATTCAATGTTATATTTTGTACCTCCCTGCATTCTAAAATCACCAGCACAATAAACCCCATCGCCAGCAGCAAGCATAAGTTGTCCGTATTTACTATAGATTGTCAATGTCTTGGTATCAGGCGCTGCATTTATCCACGCATACAATTCTTTACCAAATGCTGCATCCTCGTATGACCATTCAAATCCCGAAGCCCCGGCATTTGCATAAGGAGGGGTAAGGAAACGCATTACCTCGTATGGGACTGCTTCACTTGCACTCTTTTGAGCATATACAGCCAATTCATTGGGGGGTTCGAGGGCTATATAACGTGTAGCACTTTCTAAACCCGTCCTAATCAAACTCGAATATATCTCCCCGTCAACGATCTTAATCCCGTACTTCCTGACAGCATCTTTCAGCCAACTACCAACCAGCACCCTCAAAGCATCATTAGAATCATAGACTTTCAACCCATCCGTTTCAGCCTTGAGGTAGCCCGGCCACTGCTTCATGTCCTCGGATGTGTAAAACGGCACTCCCGTTTTATGCCAACCTGTGCGAATATTAACATCTCGATAAACCTTGTCAATTCTCAACTCGTCTACAAGCGTATTAATGGCATTAGCCCCGTTGCGGTCAGTGCCGATAAAAAGGTAACTGCCAAGTGCTGTAGGTAGCCCCGGGTTCTCGATGTAGCAGGCTTCTTCGTCGTTCACTACCAGAGACAAGCGGTCAGACTTCCAAGCAAGAGAAATGCTATCCCAGCCTGTTAGCGTTGATTTGTTTGGGCCGTAGGCGGTTGATGTGCCATCAGTGATATAGATTTTACCTTCATGCCCTGCCACATTACTGATACCTGCTTGTAATCCCTGCGTATTATCGGACTTCGGCAGGTCAACCAACACCGAACCATTACCCGATTCTGCAAGGTTTTTAGCTCTAAAACTAATCGCACCTTGGCTTGCTGATAGCCCCGTTGTTGATGCTTTGAGTACGCCGAGACGAGTGCCGTCAACGAAGGGGGTAGTGTGGTCTTTAGCTTCTATTTGAAAATAACACATGTCAATTATCATTGAAGGAGTTGCAGCAGTTACATACGGACTCCATATTCTTACATATGCCGTGTTTGCTGGCGCAAGCGCCGTCAGACTAACCCTAGTCCAATTTAAAGTTTGTCCTGATACAGAAGTTGACGACATACTTGTTCGAGTTCCTGTACTATCAAGAAATTCAATATAAAACACACAAACACCAGAATTATATTGTGGTATCTTATAATAAGCACTAGCCGTATAAGTTTTTCCTGCTGTAGCAGGTATTAATTTGTTAGGAGTTTGTACGGCACCCCTGCCTACATTAATTCCATCTACACGGATAGCACCTGTTCCATTTATCCCACCTGTTTTGAGCCAAGAAATAGATTCACCATCTGGTTTATAATAAAAATCATAAGCATCGGGAATGTTGTTAGAATCTACATCTTTGGTTACTGAGCCGTTAGGATGAATATTAGTTGTCCCTTCTTCAACCTTCACCGCGTGCCCAAAACAGCCTGTGTCAAAGTTAGCATCCCCTATAGCCGCCACGCCCTTGTGACTGTTCAAACTGCCGTCAAAGTGCCATAAACCTATACAATCGGAGTCTACGCCCATGCCGACTGCGGATGCACCCTCAATTTGACTGGGGTCGTAGCCGGGGGCGAAGGTGGTTTGGGGGCCAATCTGCACCAGCCCAGCGTCAATTATTCCTGCCGTGATAAGGTCAGCAGTAAAACCAGAGCCATCTCCAAAGGTGCGCCAGTTCCATCCACCGTTACCATCTTTTTGATTAGCTATAGCAAACATGCCCCCGCCCAGCTTCATAGCCTTCGTGGCCTGGTCATAGGTTGGGGCATCTAGAATCAGTATGCCGTCTTCTGCCGTTTGAAAGACATAGCTTTGGACGTTTTCTATCTCGTTCTGAAGGACTGATATTTTCCCGTCCAACCACTTGGTGTTGAAGGGCCGGTTGGCCATTTCGTTGACGCGCCGGTTGATATTCACCGTGGACTCAACGATTGTCGGGGCGAAACTGCCCAACACCACTTTGGTATTCGTCGGGTCAAAAAGATCCCTCTCAATCTCGATCACACGGGCTGACACAACCAACTCAGGTTCAAACTCCCGGTCAATGACCCGTACCATATCGCCCAGGCGTACCTTCTCATGCTCGTAACCGGTCAGTTCTTCGAGGCTGACTACATCCAGGCGATACGTCGCCCGGGGAACCTTACGCCTGCCCAGCTCGTCCCGCGTCTTTTGCAGGAGTTTTGCCGGGTCGGTTTCTTCCTCATCGATAAAAACATCAAATCTATGTCTTCCATTCCTTCCCCATCGGGATAGAGCATCATCATCGCCAATCCATTCCTGACCCAGAGGCTTTCCTGGAGCCTCGACATCCGCAAATGTCAGTCTGCGGCCGTAAGCGCCGGACTCTGTTTCCACTCCTTTTCCTCTGCCATAGAGAGCAGTCACGACCCCGGAGGAATCAACTTCGCGCTCAATATTCAAAATGTCCTTGGAGTAGGCAAACTGCTTGCCGGTGTCAGTACCTCGCATGGCAAGTAAATCAACATAGCGGGTAATGGTTCCACCTGAGATTACGCATCGCCAGTTGAGTTCGCCATGCCATGCGTTGGCGACCTTCTGGACAGCAGACAGGGCAGACTCATAGTAAGCAGATGTTGAGGATGCGCCCAGGTCGTCAACGATACCCACCTGCCAGCGGGTATTGTCTAGCATCCCGGCGAGAGCGGCGGTAGCGTCTGCAGAAGGCCGCTTGTCGGTAACGATATCGTCCAGTAACTCGTAGAAGATATGTTCGCAGTAAGCGGTTCTGGTTAAACCGTCCCCGTGAACGTCCACAATCCGCTTAACCTCGAAAACCTGCCAGTAGCTGTCCAAGTCACGGAAGGCTATCAGGTTGCCCTCTACCACATACTCGCTATGCTCACTATTTGCGGAAATAGTAAACTGGAAAGTGTTCTCACCGTTTAGCACTTCTCTATGGACAGCATTAAAAAAACTGCCCTTCGGCAGCGTTGTTATTAGTTTTTCGGTCGAGTCAAAGATATAAAGCATTTCAAGGTATTGTACTGCTGGGACTAATGGCTTTTCGCCGGGGACGCCATTGAACGGCCCCTGGTTAAACATTTTTGAATTAAACATAGATAACCCTCCCGGGTATAAAAATAGAACCTCTAATGGCTCTGGCTACTGCGCTTTAATAGTCTACTGCGAAGTAACTTCTTAATACACATTTTAATCCTAAGACGTCTTAACTAATACTCTATACCAAGTATCCTAGCAACTTCTCTCTTATACATCATAGGTATAAAATCTATGGTTAACCTCCCAGTTTCTACTGCTATGACATACATATTTAAAAACATTTCATTCATTATTTTCCCTCCTTTAGGTTTTCAATTTCAGATTTTAACATATCAACTTCACTCATTAACATACTTACCATTAATGCTAACATCCCAGCATCTTCTTCAATTTCTGTTTCTAAATTTCTAGGTTCTTCACGTTCGGAAATATCTTCTATTTTATATTTTTTAATAACCTTATCCTCTAATATCTCATAACCATCGTTAACTAGATATTGAGTTTCTTCATCGTACTCTGGTTCAACATCCTCTAATGGTAACCAACCTTCATCTAATAATACTTCTTCGTCTAGCAAATGATAACCACTTACTGTTAAGCCATTTTTTAATGTACCTGTTTTGGGTAAAGAGTGTTGTGTTATTTTTCCGTTTATTACTTGTACTAGTTTCATTTTATCACCTTCCTATTTTACAACAAATACTAATGCCGACGGTTTACTACTTGAATTGTTAAATCTATCTGCATCTGCTTGAGTCCTTGCATAACCAGTAGTAGCTCTAGAGTTATAGAACATATTAGTCATAGTAGTAACCTTAGAAGTATCAAATGAACTCAAATCAAGTGTAGTAGCACTAGAACCAGAGAACATATAACTCATAGTAGTAACATTCGAAGTATCAAATGAACTTAAATCGAGTGTAGTAGCACTAGAGCTACGGAACATATTACTCATATTAGTAACCTTGGAAGTATCAAATGAACTCAAATCAAGTGTAGTAGCACTGGAATTATAGAACATGTAACGCATACTAGTAACATTTTTATTATTAGAATCCACTCTAGTCACTGGGGTCGCTAAATAACTTCCTGTACCATAGAACATATACTCATAAGTTGTAACTTCTTCACCTTGTATTATGTGGGGAATTTCTATTTCCAATTCACTACCTCGATATACCCACCTATTGTTAACTTTCACAAAATCATCATCTTGTGCTAAATACACTTCTCCTATATATTCATTTTTTTCTTTCTTTCTACCCATCCTAACTCTATCAGCCAACATTAGAACTCACCTCCAAACATTCCAAGCCAATTAGTACCACCATCTATTGTCATAAATGTTAATACATAAGTCTTACTTGCAGTAGTCATATCTGGTATCTCTCCACCTTGCCATTTTACACTTGCAGGGAAAGTTAATGTTCTAACGGTACTACCCATATTTATTATCAAAGTAAACGAATGTGCTTGACCTGAAATTGCATTGGTTATTGAATATGTTGTGTTACCTGTTAATGAATGTGTAAATACATTACCTAATGATAAATTTATAGTAGTAGATGTGCCTGATAAAGTAACAAGTTTCTCTCTGTAGTTTTCTAGTACGCCACCACTAATAGGCATTTGTTTTACATTATCTACGTTGCTTAATCCTACATCAGACTTTGTTAAACTAGCTTTTGTGAAGTGTATCGCATCTTCAGCCTTATGTTCATCAACTTCTTCTTGTGTAGCTAGCGCATTATACATCCCTGCAGTCCACCTGTTTTCAACTGATACTCCAGGTGCATGTGCCGCCGCGGCAGTCCCCTCCTGAGCGCGCAGAATAGAGGAGAAGGTACTGCCAGATTTTTCAACAACATAGATGATCTCGTCCTCCACGGTTACCGCAAATGGCGCGTCGGGGAATATTGAACCATCCAAGACACTCATACTTGTAGCGACGTCTGTTATTACCCCGTTGAGCGGCGACTGGGCATTATTTGCGGCGTTTAGCTTTGCCATGTTATCCCTCCTTATAGCCAGGTCGGCGTGTGTTTCATTTTTGCGATACATTTACCGGTTGGAGTAATACTAAGATAGTTGGCGCCGGGCAAGATATTAAAAAAGTGGCTATTCTGCCAATCCAGCTTATCCATTGCTCTGATGCCGTTTATCAGGATCGCCCCGGTTCCGGTATCAATTTTAAGAGTGTCGTTCAGCACAAAATCATGTACCACCCGGACATATTCGGTACCCAGGGTGACCTTAAACTCGGTGGCTGCATCTGTGAAGGCCGCCTCTATGATCGCTGGGGCGGAGTAAGTGCCAGAGTTAGCTACTGTGGCCGAATCACCTGTGAAGGTGGTTGTAATTTGCTCACCGTAGGCGAAAGATTCACACCGGAAAACTACTGAAAATTTCCCCAGTACAAAGGCCTGTTCGAGGTCAATCTGATCCTCAATCTTACCGATGTAATATTTCCCTGGTTCATCATCAATAGTTAAAACCTCGCGTTCCTCAGTGTAAAGCCAGGCGGCTATTTCCCATACTTTTGCCCGAAATAAAGCTTTACTGGCTGGCATAAAACCGAAATCAACAGGTATAAATCTATCTTTCGGCTTGCCTGGGAATAAGATGCTGCCAGCTCTACCTGGGGGACTAACATAACTATCGTTATTCCCAGGGAGTAGAGGTCTTTTTACTTTCGCGCCCAGGCCGAAAGTCGAGCTATGCACACCATTAAATGTTATACCCATTACCTCAATCCCCTCCCCCTGGCGTTCTGTTGTTGCAGGTTATACAGCTCCCGGGCCACCAGCTTGATGTCCTGGTCGTTCCTAACGTACATATTCTGGACGGTGATCCCGCCAGCCATAGCCAGTTGATTTCCTCCCATAGCATCCCTGAGAGCATCCGCTATTAGTCCGGGCATCTTGTCCAAAGGAATGACTGCCTCGGTGCCAGCCTCCCCTACGCCGATTATTGAGGGTCGGTCAAAGATGCCGCCGGTTTTGTACCAATTAAGCGAAAACTTAGGAATATTTATTCGAGCGTCTCCGATTCCAACAGACCGCCAATCGACTTCTATATGAGGCAACTTAGGCTTAGGGATCGTAATTTTCAGATTAGCAAAGGTATCTTTGATTCGCTGTATGATATTGAGCACCGTATCTCTAGCTGATTCAATCGGTCTAGTAATCGCAGTCTTTATATTATTCCAGACCTCACTGGTTTTAGCTTTTATGCTATCCCAGTTTTCCGCGATTTTCCTACCCAGCAACACGGCCCATCCTGCAGGGCCTACAGCTATCAATAGGATTTCGTCTCCCCATTTTTTGAAGAAGTCTTTGATATTGTTCCAAGCATCTTCAAACTTTTGCTTGATATTATCCCATGTGTTTTTTACATAATCAGCAAACTCTCCCAGTAACTTTTTGGACTTCTCCCCGTTCTCTTTCCAGTTGTTATATATCCATACAATTGCCGCGCCCAAAGCCGCTATACCAGCTATTACCGCCACAACCGGCAAGGATATTGCTCCTATGGCTATAGACAATGTGCCAAGTAGTATCAACAACGGGCCTATAGCGGCGGCAAGTCCTCCCACGATAACGATGGCCTTTTTCATCTCCGGGCTTAGGTCGCCGAATTTCTTCACAATGTCGTTTAGGTTGGCCAATAGTGGAGTTATTACTGGCAGCAGAACCTCACCTATGTCTGTACTTAAGTTCTTAATCTCTGTTGCAAACGCCCTCATGCCCCCAGATGCACCCTCGGCCTCCCTGGCTGCTTGCCCCTGTGCGGCGGCGCTCTGTTCCATGATGAGTGCTAAAGTGGCGGCCTGTTTGGTGGCCAAATCCATCTGCCCAGTTCCGTCATACAGTCCCATTTCTAAGGCTTTAGTTTTCACCATTGCGTCATTAGCCGCCATGCCGTAGTTGTCCAGCATAGTGTTGTTACCCTTTAAGGCACCAGTTAAAGCTCTTACTGCATCGGCAGTAGTCCCGCCATACATAGCAGTAAGGTCGCCAGCTAACTCAATCAGGGTTTGGGCTTGTTTAGCAGCCTGTTCCTCAGTTAGCCCGCCGATGTTGACCAGCATAGTCCCCATCATATTGGCATGTTCTAAGGCTTCTGCTTCAGCTATACCATAGTAACTGTCCAGGTTATCAGCCCAGGACTTAACGCTATCTGCAGCGCCTTTAAATATCTGGTCGGTTGCTCCCATGGCGTCCTGCAAGTCGGCTGCCATTTTGAAACTTGCAGCCCCCGCTGCTACGAGCGGAGCGGTGACTGACATGGATAGGGTTTTTCCTATGTCGGTCATTTTAGCCCCGACGTTTTTGAGACTGGTCTGCGCTTTGTCGAGCTTATCTTTGAAAGTTTCGCTAGCCTTAGCAGTTTCGTTGAGTTGTCTTTCAAACCCCTTTAACTCCTGCTCGGCCTTAACGACCTCGCGCTGGAATGCGCGGTACTGTTCTTCGCTTATCTCACCTTTGCGAAACTGCTCATTAACCTGTTCCTGGGCAGTCTTGAGTCTATTTAGTTTCTCGCTACTGTTTTGGATAGCTTCACCGAGGAGCTTCTGCTTCTGGGCGAGCAGTTCGGTATTCTTCGGATCCATCTTGAGCAGGCGTTCGACCTGCCTGAGTTCAGATTGGAGGCTCCTAGACTTCTTATTTACATCTTCAAGTGCCTTGTTAAGTGGGGCAGTATTGCCCGCTATTTCAATGGTTATGCCCTTGATTTTTGCCACTTTCTCACCACCTGTCGAAGTCGGCCTGTGTGGCCTGTCTTACGGTTTCGGTTTCTTCATTGCCACTGCCGGTGTATATCTGTACGAATTTCAGTAAGTCGCGAACCCTCAGCAGGTTCATTTCGTCGAAGGTTAGTCCGGCCTTCTTGCCAATCGCCAGTAATTCCAAGTCCATCCTGTCCGGTTCGGTGTCGCTCGGCTCTCCGTTACTTTCTGCCTCCACGAAAAAAACCGTCGGTGGCCTCCTCGATCACCGTGGTCATTATGTCGGCATCGGCAAAGTCAAAGGAGTCCATGCCCGATAACCACGCCTCAAAGCTGGGGAACCCTTTGGCATCGTCGGCTTTAGCCATCGCCCAGATCAGCTGCAGGAACTTCAGCGCGTCAAACTGGCTCGGGTCAGTAGCCATAGCTTGCATTGACATAAGGTCGCCTATAAGGTCAGTATTAAACTCCTGTTTGTAAAAAAGTAGGGCCAGGGGGGTAGCCCTGACCCTTATTGTCTTTTCACCTATTGTTATCTCGCGCATAGATAACCTCCTACGATGTCTTTACAGTCAGGGTGTAGGTTACGCTATTGCCCTTGGTGTACTCAACAACTATCGGATAGCTTCCAACGGCCAGCGACAGCCCAGTAATATAGGCATGGGCAATGGTTACCTTAAGCGCATCAATAGTCAGGCTGACACCAGGTATCGGCGATCCGTTAAACAGCACGTTCTTGACTGCAGGGGTTCCATTGGAAGTAGCATCAACCACAACGTCAGCGGGGGTTGTTGTGATGAAGTCGGTCGGTTCTCCAGCCTTGGTGTTAGTCACTGCATCTTCCAGGTAGACTGTCGTAAAGAACCCGGTGTAAGAAGCGTCAGAACTTTGTTCAACTTTGGCTTTTACATTGCTGGTATCAACTGCAGGTCGGGCTTCAATTTCCAGCGTCTCAGACTTGGGTTCCTTGGTGCTTGATCTAGTAGTGCCTTCAATGTTAGGACGGTTGGCTAGTACATTATACAGGACGTGTCTTGCCTTTTTGTCATCGCCATCAAACTCGAACATAAGCGCGAACCGTTTCACGGTAGCGTTGGCGTTCTCAATGATCGCGCCGTTGTCATCAATGGTATCCCCCAGCACGGCAGTTCGGAAGCTATCGGGCACGAGTGCCATCTCCAGGCTGCCGTCATATCCATTGTTCACATTTTCTGCAAAATAATCTTCCATGTCATCGGCTGCAAATTTTACTTTTTCCCCCACCGGCGACAGCGACAGATTAACAGCACCCGGAATATGCACCGGGGTGGCGTAGCTGGGCACATTGTTAGTCAAGGTAATTACGCTGTAATAGACATTTTTTAGTCCATATTTCACTTTGTTGGACATTTCTCAATCCTCCTTAAATCTCGTAAAGAACCTGATACAGGCCCTCGGATTCGATATATGTTTCAGTCTTGTCCCAATAAATATCGTTGGCGTCAAAAAGACCCTCGATCAGGGCTTCTGATGTCGGGTCCTTGTTGGTTGTGTAAAGTTCCACCTGGAAGTTCTTCTCGGCATCATACACTTTGTTGTCTGCGCCAAAATTACTAGAATAACTGAACAGATATACGATATAGGGCGGGCTGGGCGGCGATACGAAGTGATGATAAGCCACCGGCAGATTAGTCGTCTTAAGTAGTTCATACAGTGTCGCCTCATCCACGTTTTATCGCCTCCTCTACCTCTCGAATAAATTGTTCAATTACCATTTCCTCTGCTGGCCGGATGTGCGGAATACCAGCTACCCGACCGCCTCCCTTCTTGGCGTGGCCATGTTCAAGCAGGTGCGTCAGGTAATAATGGTCTTTATTGTGTATTGTCAGGGTATTAGGCTGCCCTACCTGCGGATCGGTTTTAACCCGCCAGGATTTCGCATATTTGCCTTTGTCTTTAGGTGATGTCTCTTTGAGTCGCTTGACCGCCGACTTGCCGACTTTTTCACTGCTGAGATTGACTTTTTCAACTACATCCTGAGAGTATTCGGATAGGCCTTTTGCTATCTCCGCCGCCAGCTGGTCGATGTCGATATTAGTCATACTACCACCCCACAAACGCAGCGAGCAGGGCCGCTTGGTATGCTGCTCTATCTTCCGCTGTCATGGTTACGTTTTCGTCAGCCAGGATGGTTTCAACAAGGGCTTTAAGGTCTTGTACCAGTTGGTGGTCTATTAATTTTACGCTGCCAATTTCGTCAGCCAGGATACGTTCGCAGGTCAGGCGAATCTTGTCTCCGCGTTTCTCAGTGCGGATTATATTGTAGGTGTCAGTGTCGTGCTTCAGCTTTGGTTCTCCCTGGTACTCATAGGAATACAATTCGAACTGCTTCTCAGGCTTCAGTCCCGCTACTGAGGCGTTGTAAAATTCGCTTTGATTAACATAGAACTCGTTGGCGTACACTGTGCGCTCGGTAGTCAATGCAACCTGATTGCCAATGCTGTCCTCGGTCACAGTGACGGTGATCAGTTTGATTATCTGGCTATGTCGCATCAAACCACCGCCTCAGTGTTATAGTCCACCGATAGTACCAGGTGCTTTTTAAGCATCAGATAAGACTCGACCAACCTGTCAGCATCGGGGTTGTCATAACCGAAGTAAGCCTTGCAGTATGTGATTATGGCCCTCTTAATGAGCGGGTCGGCATCTACTGCCTTGTCTGCCACTACCCCTGCCAGCTTCAAGTCGGCTATGGCGGCATTTATAAGGTCCTGTATTTCTGTGTCAAAGTCGGTTGTGGTTGCGGCTATCCGCAGTGCCACCTTTACATCGTCCAGGATAGCCATCAAGCCACCTCCTTACTTTTTCTTAGTTTTCTTAACGGCCTTCTTGACTTCGGGTACTTCCGGGACGGCATTTCTTATTGGCTCTTCATACCGGCCACCAATAAGCCCCATGCGTCTGAGCTTGGCAGCGCGCCAAT